GATTCAAGTGGTGCTCCATCAAAGACACTGAACAAATCTTGAATTGGATTAAGGAATGACTACTCACCTGATAATCCCGGACACCCAGGTTAAGTATGGTGAAGACTATACTTATCTACGTCATGTAGGCCAGTACATTGTAGATAAGAAACCGGATGTAGTAATACACCTTGGTGACTTTGTTGACATGGAAAGTCTTAGTAGCTATGATGTAGGCACAAAGAACTTTGAGGGTAAACGATATGTCAAGGATCTGGAGGCAGCACACGAGGCCATGTCTGTCTTACTATCACCGCTTCAGGAATTTAACTCCAAGGCAAAGCGTAATAAGGAGAAAACTTATAAGCCACGCCTTGTCCTTACGCTTGGCAATCATGAGCAACGCATCATGCGGGCGGTCAATAGTGATCCAAAACTTGAAGGACTAATCAAATATGAAGACCTACCTTATGAAGCTTGGGAGGTACACGACTTTCTTAAGCCAGTATTTATTGACGGAGTTGCATACTGTCACTATTTTCCTTCAGGTGTACTTGGTCGCCCTGCTACTACCGCTTCAGCGTTGGTTGCAAAAATGCATATGTCTTGTGTGGCAGGGCATCAGCAAGGCAAGCAGGTTGCATATGGAAAACGACCGGATGGGTCTACCATTACTTGCATCATCGCAGGATCTTGCTATGAACATAATGAAGGATACCTGGACCATCAATCAAACAACCACTTCAGAGGGCTCGTCATGCTACACGAAGTTACCAATGGTACCTATGACGAAATGTTCGTGTCACTAAAATATTTAAGGAAAAAATATGGAAGCGCCTAACCATTACAAAAGTACTATGTTAATGGACTATCTTGTATCACATAACATTGGCTTTGCCGAAGGGAACATCTGTAAATATGTCGCTCGTTGGCAAAACAAAGATGGCATTAAAGATCTTCTTAAAGCTCGTGATTATCTTAATGCCCTTATCGCTCATGCCGAGCTACAACAACCTGATGTCTGGTCTGGTGTGTCAGCCAGTGAAGGACTATTATCCAAAGGTGAGAAGCTATGAATGTAAACACATATCTTGATGCAACAGATGCAACAGCAATCTACCCTGAGGCTGGTACTGGTGCACGTATTGAACTGTACTACCTAGCTATGGGTCTTACCTCTGAAGCTGGTGAGGTGGCTGGCAAGATTAAAAAATTAATTCGTGATGATGTATATGATCAAGGGGCAATTGCCTATGAGCTTGGAGATGTATTTTGGTATTTAGTTCGTTTGTGTGATGCTATTGGTTATAAACCTTCGGAAGTAATGGAGATGAATATCAACAAACTACTTAAACGAAAAGAAAAAGATACCATTAAAGGTAATGGAGATGAACGATAAACCCGTCTTGCAAATCAATGAGCATTACGAAAAGGTAAAGCTCGAACTACAAGAAGCTCTATACTTAATTAAATACCTGTCAAAAGAATTGGTAGAATTAAAGCGAGCTTTTAAAGCACTAGAAAGAGAGCGCACCAATGACTTTTGATGATCTTAAAAATAGGCTACGAGAAGAGACAGAGCTAGACTTCCTTGAGATTCTTGACTTGACATCCATCGAGCTAGTTGATCTACTTGAAGCAGAGATTTATGATAAACAAGATAGGATTCGAGCATACTACGATGAAGATGAAGAAGACGGTGACGGGGAAAAAGAGTCCTACGAATCCTGATCGTAAGGAAGCACATGAAGTTCGCAAGGTTAAGCTAGTTTATCTAGCTAGCCTACGTGAACAAGAGCAACAGCAAGAGATTAAGGATTATATATACAATGCAGAAACACAAACCAAAAAGTAAAGAACAAAATGCAATCTCTGAGTATAATAAACAATATTATGAAAACAACAAACAACAAATTAAAACCAGTACAAAAACTTGGCGACAAAATAACAAAGAACGATTTAATCTGTGGGCACGAAGCAACAGACAAAAAATTAAATTACAGGCTATTGAATATTTAGGTGGTGCTTGTTCTAGTTGTGGTAATAAATATCATCATGCTTGTTATGATTTCCATCATAGAAATCCAGAAGAAAAGGACTTTAATTTAGCACGAATTTTCTCACATAAATGGGAAACAATTCAAATAGAATTAGATAAGTGTGATTTAGTATGTGCTAATTGCCACGCAATGCTTCATTATAAAGGAGTTTGATTTGCAAGTAAACAGATTCAAGAATAACCTAGCAGAGAACATCTTCCGTAATAAGTATGCACAAGGACCTGAAGATACCTGGGATGCGCTATCTGAACGAGTGGTTGAAGATGTTTGTGGCACTCGTGGTGGTACGGATCGTGCCCTTATGTCCAAGGAAGATAGGGATCAACTAGTTGAGTATATCAAAGAACAGAAGTTTATTCCGGGCGGCCGTTACCTTTGGTATGCTGGCCGTAAAAATAGTTATTTTAATAATTGTTTTCTGCTACGGGCAGAGGAGGACACAAGAGAAGAATGGGCAGAACTAACAAAGAGGGCAGTGAGCTGCCTAATGACTGGGGGTGGCATTGGGATAGACTATTCTATTCTACGTCCTTCAGGGAAGCCGCTGACTCGTACTGGTGGATTGTCCAGCGGTCCGATCCCGCTGATGCAGATGATAAACGAGGTTGGTCGCGGAGTGATGCAAGGTGGCTCAAGACGATCCGCGATTTACGCGAGTCTCAATTGGCTGCACGAAGACATTCCCCTTTTCTTACAAGCGAAGAACTGGAGCGAGAAAGTAAAGGCACTGAAGAACGAAGACTTCAACTTTCCAGCCAACTTAGACATGACAAACATAAGTATTAACTATGATGATAAGTGGCTTCATAATTCAAGTCGTAGTACTCTGCATACTTTTGTGGAGAATGTTCGACAAGCAATGATGACAGGGGAACCTGGCTTCTCATTTAACTTTGGATCTAAACAAAATGAAACGCTTCGCAATGCTTGTACAGAGGTTACGTCTGAAGATGACAGCGACGTATGTAATCTTGGTTCCGTCAATCTCTCTAATGTGGAAAGTCTGGACGAGTTCAAGTCAATCGTTGAACTCGGTTCTAAATTCCTCATCTGCGGCACTCTACGAGCAGACCTCCCCTACGACAAGGTTTATGCAGTCAGGGAAAAGAACCGTCGTCTTGGACTCGGACTCATGGGTATCCATGCGTGGCTTCTAAAGCGTGGCTATGGATATGAAGTAACACCAGAACTACACAAATGGTTGGAGGTATACAAAGATGAATCCGAGCGAGCAGCTAATGAACACGCTGAACGATTGTATGTATCAAAGCCAGTTGCCTATCGCGCTATTGCTCCAACAGGAAGTATTGGTATCCTTGCTAGCACGACTACTGGAATTGAACCACTTTTTGCGGTTGCCTATAAACGAAGATACCTTACTGACGGCACTAAATGGAAGTATGAATATGTCGTTGACTCTACCGCAGACCAGCTCATCAAAGAGTACGGCCTCGACCCAAGCAAAATCGACACAGCATATGGACTAAGCCATGACTACGAAAGACGCATCAAATTCCAAGCAGACATTCAAAATTACGTTGACATGTCAATCAGTTCTACCATTAACTTACCTTCTTGGGGCAGTCGAGGGAATCGAGAAGAGGACGTTGAGCACTTTGCACAAGTGCTTAGTAAGTACGCTCCACGACTACGCGGGTTTACGTGTTATCCAGACGGAAGTAGAGGAGGTCAACCCCTAACAGAAGTACCCTACGAAGAAGCAATCAAACACAAAGGAGTAGTATATGAGGAGAACGACATCTGTGTGATCGGTGGTAAAGGAGGTTCATGTGGGCAGTGATAATTATAAATTAATCTTTATGCTTGACTTTATCAGTGGTGTTATGGCTGGTATTGAGTTTTACTTTGGTGAAAACCTAGAACCAGAAGACAAGTTCGCAATGACTGTGGACTTGCTAATCTTCCGAGTATCTGTTGTGTATACGAAAGGAAATAATTATGAATGAATTTATGATTGAACAACTAGAACTAATCAAACGACAACAAGAACTAATGCATGAGTTTATGATCGCTATGTTGGATAAGTTCAAGAAGTAATAGACAAAATTAAAGGGCGGCTCTTTCGAGACCGCCCTTTTTTTATTTGCGCTTACCGCCGCCCTTCTTGCATCCCATAGTTACCTCCTATTGAATTCACCATACTCCTGTACTTTACGAGCAGTAGCCATATCCTTACCAACTTTGCCATTCTTGTTGATAAACATACGCTCTAGTTGTGGCATATAACGGTGATACATTTCTGTACCAAGTTTGTTTTGAATAGCCTTACCATCTTGTCCAAGATCAACAAGCTTCTGTAGGATCTCTTGGTTCTTTTTGGTATCTGTTTTAGGTGTATCCATAAACACATCATAGAGTTTTTCTATGCGTTGTTTATTAATAACATCCTTAGCTGCTATAAATCTAGCTTGGTCTGACTTAAACTTCTCCTCTGTAGATTTAGTACCCATGTACCCAGCAACTTTCTCTGTGGTACCACGAGGAACTTGGGCAGTATTACCCTTACCACCAGCAGTCATACCAGTACCGTCACCTTTAATGGCTGCCTCGTTAACACCAACATACTCACGTGCACCATAGCTAGCTGCACCAGATGGCATTACATTTGTGATAGCCTTCTTGGTTTCTTCATTGGTAACATTACCACCAAACAAAGCTTTGACACCAGTAGCTAGACCAGAGACAACACCAGCAGCAGTACCTAAGTGTGGCATCAATTGACCAAAGTTTTCTTCGCCAGTAAGAACTGAACCAACTAGAGATAAGAACGTCATATTAGCACGAGTAGATGAGGCCACATCAACACCAGTGGTTGCAGCAGGGATACCATACAATGCAGCTTTCTTAACCATATCTTGATCTACTTCCATACGATCCAAGAAATCTGGATTGTTTTTAGCTAGCTCAAGTATTCCAGGTGGTGCCCATTCAGGGAAGAAATTCTCCAACATCTTACGGAACATCTCATACTCTTGAATAAATATAGGACTCATTGCACCACCAAGGGCAGTAGTTACCAACATGTAATTAAGCATTGGTGCCCACGTCTTTGCATCGTTGGCTTTCATATATCGGAAGTCGTGTATCCAGTTAGCCAGTTGTTGTTGACCAAATGTTTGCAGGGGCTTCATAGCCTGACCAATAATACCCATCCTATTAAAGATGGGGGCGGTTTCAGTACGCCCATATGGAACCATGGTTTTGTTTGCATCGTCCATAGCTTTACGCTTGGCATCTTGTGTAGACAATCCCAAGTCTTTATACATCTCAAAGGCTGCTGAGAATACCGTTAGACGAGAGAATGAATCAGCCGCTTCGTTGACTTTACGTAGTAGCACATAGTCTTTAATACCCTCAACAAGAGAGCCACCATGGCCTAAGTGCATGGCCTCAACAAACTGTGGTTCAAATGTATTAGTTGTTTGTGATACATCAAACAACACATTTTTAAGGGTTTTATCGCCATAGGCTAGCTTTGCAACAGCCTTACCCATAGATAGATAAGGTCTTAGATAACCACCCTCTACAGACAACTCGCGAATGGCAGTACCTATCGTTAGTATCTGTCCAATAGGGAATACAATCTTGGACATTAGTTTGGTTAAGTAGAAGAACTCCAACAAGCTACCATTGAAAGATTCAAAACTACCCTTCTGGTTTGGTGAAATTTCTTTAAAGAGTTTCTTAGCAGTCTTGTCCCAACCTTCAATAATAGATCTATCAATCTTCTCAAAGGCATTGGGCGACACACGATTTAATGCAGAGTCAACCATCTGTTGTGCAGTTAAGACGTTAGGTGCGTTAGGATCAAGGCCTTGTGCCTTAAGGATTGGATCAACAGTGTGTTGAATAATCATCTTACGCAATCCACCAGAGTAGTCATTGACTGACTGTTGGATAGCAGCACGGAAGCTGTTGCCCTTCTCTGCCTTGTCGTAGAACAACTCAGAACCACGATAACCGGACAGATTACTACGATACTGGTGATGACTACCTAACTTGCCACCCTTGGCCATCACTTGTTGCAAGGCTTGTTGAATGGTTGTGCGGATAGCTCCTTGTGCCGCTGGGAACTTTTGTTCCAAGATACGCTGTGCTAGTTCAATACCACCATACATATCAGAGATTTGTTGATTGTCTTTAATGTGTTGAGCATCACTGACAACAAGGTGTTGAGTACCACGTTGCTTTAAGATAGATCTAAAATGATCTGCCTCTGTCTTAGAACGGAATTGTTCCCTATGTAGGGTACGACCATTAAAAGAAATGTCAACAAAGAACTGTCCAGCACGTACAGCAGGATACCAACCTGGCCGTTCTTGCATAATGTTCTCTTTACCTAAAGCTTTTTCAACATTAGTAATCTCAAGATATTGATTCTTATACAGTTGTGCCAGTGTGTCATACAACTTAGCTTGTTTTTGTGTTAGATGAGCACCATTCTGTGCTTTGTTAGCAGCATAGTCCAAGCCTTGTTCAAAGCCTTGCTTGAATACATCATGCACATCAGCTAGGTCTAGGTTATTGGCGTTCTTGGTTTGCCAATAAGCACTAGCCTCAAGTTTAACCTTAGACATTCTCTGGATAAAGTTTTTCTTATCCCAGTCACCACGTTGAGCTACACCATACCATAACCTATTATTGACTTCATCCGCTTTAACTTCAGCATCACGAATTTTTTGATAGACTGTTCTGTTAAGTGGATCATCAAAGAAGATTTGTGATACACCAAGCTTGCCAAAGAGATTCCTAGCTAAGCCATGTCCAAGTCTTGTAGCCGAAGCAGTAGATATAACTGGTTCAATAGTTGGATCACGTATATCATCAAACTTAGTACCACCATGTACCATACCAGGAACAGCTTGTAATAAGCTACGCACATCCTCCATAGTCTTTGTATAGAATGGAAACGCAAGTGGATTAACTCGTTGCACTTTGGCAATATACTCGTGATTTTGTAACATCTTAATGTCAACAGCAGCACGCTTGCTAGTAGCAGCAATAACATCCTTGGAATCATTCATAATATCATCAAGGATCTTTGTAGCAAAGTCAGCCTTATTGATATCAATCTTGTTGGCAGGACTCGTAAGGAATGCAATACTGTTATTAATAAGCTTACCGATACTAGCAATGTACTTACTGTTCTTAGCAAAGGCACCAAGAACATGTTTGTGCATTAGTTGATTGGCTACACGCTCCGCAAAGAACTCATGGAAAGCAGTTTGATATTGTATTCTGTCAGCTTGTTTGTAGATATCAAACACACTGTTGACTTTAAAGCCATTCTTTTTAGCATACTCCTCAAAAGATTTGCTAAGAGCTATAATGTCATCTGTATGTGTGACAGAATCACGCAAATACTTGTTCAGCAAAGCGTGGCCTAGCTCGTGAGTTAAGTACCGCACAGTATGGAATGTCTTGAGTGCTGTGGTGATTTTACCATCACCCATATACTTAATAAAGCCCGCCATCTTGCGATTACCTACAAGATTCTCAGCAATCTTCGCTGGATTTAGGGCAATTATAGTAGAGTTACCAAAGTGTTGTTGCCTACCACCAGCATCTATCTTATTGTCTAATATAAAATAAACTTTTTCATCCCAGAATTTAGTTAGGTGAAGCAGTTTAGTAAGAATATCCTGTACTGGTTTAGGAATACGATTGTCAACACGAATGTCTGAGCCGTATTTAGTAAAGTGTTGTTGGTTAACATCGAGATCACGCATGGTGTTCTCAGTCCAATAACCATTTGCATCCTTTGTAGCAGCTAATAGATCATCAACAGAGGCATGTTTCACAGGCTGTACTGGCTCGGCTATGACAGCAGCTAGTGGTACAGCCTTATCATTGGCATCCTGCACCTGCTTCATTACATCCGGGCTTGTTTTCTTGATGTTGTCTATAATACGCTCAACATGAGCTTTGGCTCGTTCAAGATTCTCTTTTTGTGCAAGCAACTCTGTTTCCCTAGTCATCCCAGGAGGGGCATCAGGATTTAGTGCAGCTTGTTGAGAAGTATCTTGTTCGTTTAGTTGTTTATTAACCCGTTCTAGCTTAGTGTCTACATTATTTAGTTGATTCTTAAACCATCTGTATGCACCCAAAGGCTTCATAGTCTTTGTAGGCATCTGAAACTCTTGCTCGTACCTTGGCTTTGCTTCCATATCACGAGCATATGCTTCATCAGGTAGCCGTTCTAGTGGCCCAGCTTCAATAGGTTCACTCTTCTGTTGCTGCTCACGCATCGCTGCATCAGCCTCTAGCACATGTGGTGGTACCTCCGGTAGCCCTGCCTCCTGTTTGGGGATTGTAGGGGCCTCTATGGCAGCCTTAGTGGCATTCCCTAATAGGTCAGGACCCTCCCAAGGAGGAACATCCTCAATCTTAGGTAGTGGAGTTTCATCAACAGGTTTAAAACTGGTTAGGTCAGGTTGTTTACCACCAATAATTTCCGTATAGGCTTTAATCTCAGTTTCAAGTGCTTCTTTTAAAGAGCTATATCTACTACCTGGAGCATCATCTTTATACTCTGTCTTGGGTAAATTATCTAACTTCTCTTGCGCTTCTTGTAGACGCTTGGCAGCAAGAGCAAGATCACCAGTAGCCTCACCAATACGCTCAAGAGCTACCTCATGTGGAGATTGTTTTGGTTGTGTTGGTGTGTTGGTAATCTCACCAGTAGCTTTGTCAATGGTTTCTTCCCAACCCTCAGGAACACGATCTGGGAATGGAGCATCCTCAATAGGAGATAGCTCACGTGCATAGGGACTCCCACCACCTTGAGTACGCGCTTGTCGTGCATCGATCTCAGCCTGTCTAGCATTGATAGCATCGGCTGCTCTTCCGGCAGTCTTGTCTGCTTTACCTGAAAGGATTGCATCATAAGCAGAAACCTCATCCATATGATGTTTAACCACGGCTTCCACTTCTGCCAACGCTGCTATAGTTTCCTTGGAAGCATCACCCTCAGCGATTCGATCTGTAATTTTACCAAGAAGCTCTTGTTGTACAGTCAAGTCATTTTGTGCAGCAGTACGCCCCTGCTCAAGCAAGCCAGTTTCCACAGAGGGATCGCGCATGTCTGGAGTAGGTTCTGGTTTAGGTGTTGGTGTAGCTTGTTTAGGTGCAGCATTGGGTGTAAGCATACCCATCGGACCACCAAGCACAGCGGCAAGACCAGCGGTTTCAGCAGTAGGCGCGAACTGTTCTTGGATCTTCTTGGTATCTGCCATACCAGTAATGCCAAGACGCACAGCCGTATCTTGTGCAGCATTGCTACCTGCACCAGTAACAAACTTCTTAAGGAGACTACCACCAAAGCCACCGGGAATGGCTACACCAGCTACGTTACCAACAGTATCAGTAGCCGTACCAGCAAGAGCCTTAGGTAAAGTTTCACCAGCAGTGAGCATCTCAGTGCCAGTATCCGCAGGGCTGAATGGCATAGCAGCAAGCTGTGCTGGTAGCGTAGTTACCATTGAGGCTACCTTACCACCGAAGTCTTGCTCAGCATCTTTAGGTGTCCAATAGTCCCTAATATTCTGAGAGATCTCATCAGCACCTTTGAAGATAGCATCAGCAGTGTCTTGATCAAACTGGGCAGCAACACCACCACCAATAAGACCAAGACCCTTAGCTACAGTAGCTCCAGCGTTACCAAGACCAATACCAAAATTCTCTCCACCGGTTGTCTTTCTTTTTGTTTTATTTTTGGACAAGAATAACAGCCCATCATCAGATAGAGCTTCATAATTCTTTTGTGAAAGCGCAATTAGATCATCATCAGATAGGCTATTGTAATCCATTATTTCTGTCCTTGTAGGTTTTTAATTAGCTCAGCACGCTGTTCTGGCGTTAGCTTAGAAGCCGGTGCTTGAGGTTTTCCAGAAGCTCCTGGGATATATTGTGGTGTCTCTTGTTTAGGTACAAACATATTACCAGTAACCGCTGGTGATAGCTCTTGTCCAGGCTGAACTTTAGGTGCTGTAACTCTGTTAAAGATCTGTGCCATTTCCATAGCAAACTCATCAGGAGTAATCTCACCCTTATTCAATCGGTCCCTATGATATGTTACCAAAGCTTGTTGAGCATTCTTGTCACCAGCAACAGCCCGTTCTTTAAGACCTGCTATACGCTGTTGTGCGGCTAGGCGCATACCTAGTAGATCCTCTGCTCCCTCTAGTTTGGTACCTAGCATACGCTCTTGGAACATATTCTTTGGATCAACTTGTGAGAGTGTATCAGCTAGGAAGTATGCTCCTTGACCAGCAGCTTCACGCTTATCTGGATCAAGTGATTTATCATGTTGCTTACCAATACCAGAGTACATGTTAGCGAAGAGTGGATCACGAGCAGCAGCTAGTTGTGCCGCAGCGATTTCAGCTTCTTGTTTAAATGGCTGTAACGCTTTGGCTGTCTTGCCTGCTGCGATCTGTGATTCCATCTGACCACCGTAGCCATCAGTATATAGCTTAAGCATCTCTGGATCATTCATAGCATTGGCACGATTGCCTGCAAGAATGGCTTCCATTACTTTGTATGGGTCTTCCGCTTGACTCTTCTGCAACTCCCACTCAGCCTGTAGATTGGCTAGTTGATTGGCGTTATCTTGACTACCTGCATTAAGGCCATGATACAAAGCACCAAGAGCAAACTGTGGTTTATAACCAGTGGAAATAGTCTCCATAGCCATAATTATCCTTTACTACCATTAATAGCAGCAATAAGCTCTGCAATTTGTGGGTTATTTGAATAGCTATTTGTGTTGAGAATCTTACCAATAGCATCCATATATGGAGCATTACCTTGTGCACCATACATAGAACTATTCATGAGTGCTTCTAAACCACCATTAACATTTGGATTAATGTTAGCACCACTACGAGTATCCCAAGAATTTAGATCTGCTTGATAGTTCTTATCATACTGCATTTGCGCTGCTGCTTTTGCTGCTAGCAGGGCTGGAGCAGTAGCATTAAAGTTCCCACGATTACCGTGTTGGGCTGCTTGTCTAGCAAGTACATTCTCAATCTGGCTAGTTGTATCTTTATAACCAGCATCCGAGTTGGGATCAGCACGGAAGTTCTGTAGACGTTGATTAGACATGGCGGCTTGTTGCATAGCCGCATCGCGCATGGTGGTAGCACCGGGAGTCATCATACCAGCCCCAGCGGAAGAGACATCATAAGGTGTTGCAAACTGGCGATAAGCATTCAAATTTTGTGGGCCTTGGTTGGCCATATACTTATTGGATTTCTTTTCTTGATTAGCAGCATACATGCCTGCAAGACCTTTAAGAAAGGCACTTGTTGCACCACCACTACCACCAGAGAAAAGCTTACCAAGAGCATCCATACCAGACTTGCCTAGATTAGCCCAGTCCATACCCTGTTGTTGCATATTTTGATATGGAGTGAATTCACCACCGACTTCTTGAAACCCTATAGGTTGGCCTTGTTGGTTATTCCAGAACTGTGTATTGTCTTGCCCTACTTGATAACCACCAGCTCCAAAGGTATCTTGTTGGCTTGGATCGTACCAACTCATATTACCATCAGTACCACCAGTGTAGTCATAGTTTCCGTTGCTATAGTTCCAATCAGAAAAGTTACTATCGTAATTTGATGTATCCCCACTGAACCCATCTTCAGATCCACCAATAGCATCATCAAAAAAATATTGTTCTTCGTCCATGTTTATTTCCTTTATTAAGCTACGCGATACCAAGTGGTATTAGTAGTACGATATATCCAAGTACCAAACCCATTATCTGCTATGGTAGTGAGGGCACCATTAAGTGTTTGTCCTGTGTTGGGACTGTGTGTTAATGCTGTGATGATTGTCTTAGACGCAATAGTGACTCTTTGACCATTAACAGGAACAGCAGGCATTACGATAGTACCAGTAGCGAGAGTACCTGCTGGTTCCACAATATAATTTGTGGTTGTGTTTGCTATAGTATTATTAAATCCGGTTATAGGTGTTACATACTCAATAGTGTTCCTAGCGTTGCGAACTTCGTCTGCAGTTAGGTGGTAATATTGTGCAGTAGTCCCACCCTGTAATCCTGTGAGATCATTGTGTGGTCCTGCCGTTAGGGCAGCATACTGCGCTGCTGTTAAATGATAGTGCTCACCTGCTGTACCACCATCTAGGTTTTGTAGTTGGTCGTGATCTCTTGTAGCAATATCTGTTATGTTAGATCCAGCAAAGTTAATAATATACCAAGGAACAGAGCCATTAGTGGAGATGTAATCACGGAGTTGGCGATACCACTCAAGCCACGTGAAGGAACCTGGTTGGTCGTTGATTGGCGGTGGAGGAAGTCCGGTAGCCATTATGAAGTACCATCCTCATAAACAATCTCAAGTGCTTCTAGGCGTAGTGGAGCATTACCAGTATGGCGAATCTTCCAAGCCCGTCGCCGGAAATGACCTAACCGTTGAAACGCTGGGTAGTCATCATTCATGTCTATTGTTTTATCATTGGACCATGTTTGATAATCATCATTAGTCCAACTAAGAGTTATCGGATTAGATGTTGAATACCTATCACCTACAATACGAGCAGTATGCCCAAACTTGCGATTATATGTATCCATATCATACTTATTAGTTCTAATTTCTACCACAATATTATCTGTCTCATCCTGATATACAGTTGGATCTAGATAATAGATATCCCCGGTAACAGAACTAAGTAAGTATGCTTTTCCTGTGTTATTATCAGCAACATGGTTGTACAAGAAAACTTCCTGTTCTCTACCAACTGTCCAACTTGACCACTCATGCCAGAGCTTTTCATCCATGTCATATACAAGAGTGCGATGTTGGTTTGGTAGGTTAATTAAGAAGAATAGATGACCCATAGTTCTGAAACCATACCCGGTACAGTTAGACATGTCTCCTTCAGCATCCAAGATACGCTCAATGTACTCATCTGAAATCTTGTTAGGCTTGAAACCCGTTAAACTCCATACAGCTCTACCACCTGAGCTGGATTGACTCACCCAAGCACAGAACTGTTCATTCTGATATAACGCATGTGGCGCAGCAATACCAAACTGAATAACACCAGCATCGTTACGCGATAGTGGTGAACCAGCGGCGTTAGCTGCATCATAGAAAAACTCTGTCGAATAATCACCTAGAACAACAACCTGGTTGTTTTGTCTAGCAAGGGCCTTTACTGGATCTGGGAACATTTCTGCTGATAGGTATTGATCAGGTTGCCAAGAAAAGGGATCATCAAGATCACAGTTAAAGACATCACTACCTTTAGCAACAAGAACATAACCATCAATGAATACTGCACTAGCCGCATGTGGTGTTGGAAAATCTACGTCGGTAACTTTTGTAGCACTGTGGTCATCCTTGATAACCCAACCCTCAACCCCATCACAGATAAACAAGTAGTCACCAATGATAGAAGAGTTACAACTAATGATACTACACGGACCAGTTGATGTTGTTAGTGTAATCTTTAATGTTATTGTTGTACCATCACTCTCAACACGATAGACCTTATCAGCAATGATTGCATAGAAGCTGCCGTAGAAATAAGCAAGACCACGACCAAGGCCATTTGTTGTTACGTTACTAAACTCAGTCAGGCCAGGTCTCTTGTTAATGTATATCCGCGTATTTTCAAGTTGCTCTACCTTACGTGTTTCTGGGTATGCATTGACAAAGCGTTGATCTTTTGTTTCATCAGAAGATCTGTTAGAATATGCCCCAATTAGAGGTAGCCTAACCTTCTTGCGTTCCCCTTGTTTTTGTTGAGCCATATATTATCCCCTAAATATGTTAGATAAGTTTGTTGGTTGTGTTTTGGTTGGTTGTCGTAATGCAGTTTGTTGATCTTCTTTAGAATTTGAGAACATCTTACCTAGCCCACCAGTCGCCCCTGAAAAAGTATCTAGTGCCGTACCAATATCTAATGACTTACCTTGTAGGATATTCTTAAGGGCATTACCACTAAAACCCCCAACAGCACCACCAAGTATATCCCCACCCCTACCATCTACAGCACCGCTTGCTAAGTTCCCTAAGTAGGAAGAACCCATATTGGCAATAACATTACCAAGATTACTCTTCCAGTCTATGGGATTACCACTAAGGGCTTGTCCAGCAGTGTTAACAACCCCACTAGAAAGTCCCCTACCAAGCGTATTAGCTAGCTGACTACTAGCCCCTAAAGATTTACTTAAGGATGTAGTGTATGGTGTAAGACCACCACCCAAAGCACCAAGGCCAACGCTGGTTGCAGCTTTACCCCAGTCACCAGTATTTAAACCAGTATTCATAGCACTAGGCATGGCAGCACCAGCTCCACCAGCCATACCAGCTAGAACACCACCAGAACTCGCACCAGCACCAACCGCTGCGGCACTGGCTGCACCACCAGACAAAGCACCCATAACTGCCATAGTTAATTGTGGTGCCCACTTCTCTGGATTACCAGCAAGTTTCTCTAAATCATCTGCTGTGTAATAACCACCCTCTTTTGTGTACCGTAGGTTGGCATCATATTGTGGATGTTCCCAATAACCTGCCCCTGGCCTAGCACTAAACTCTAGTAGCTCATCACCAAAATCTTTTGTGGGTTGCGTAGAAAATCCATAACCACTATCTGTAAAGTTATTTTCCCATTGATCTGGTGATCTGAAAGCATTCCAAGCACTATCTACATCCGTATGGTTTTTGGCGGCTTCTTCTAATGAGTTATTATATTGGGCATCCATAAGCATACCACGAGACAGTATACCATCATTCCACTTCCACTCACCATTATCCTGTCCGGGAACAAAGCCACGACTATAATAACCCCATTGGGTATTGTCGTCTTTAACCTTATATTTTGTTTTATCTAAAGAGCTTAGCAGATCATTAAAACCTTGATATTGATTTTGGTACTTTTGTTGTTGTAGTAACTGTTGCTGTTGCTTTGTAATGTCGTTACCAATAGCTTCGTGTTGAGCATTATAATAATCTTGCCCATAGGCGTTGGGTAGTTTAAGACTCACAGATTTAAACTGCTCAGCTAATCCTGTTGGTGCACGAGCATAACCCTGCTTGGTTAAGATACTTTCTAGACCGCCTGGAGTATATGGATTATCGTTACCATAATAACCCTCGATGTTTTGACCACCCTCTTGATAAGTATTTAGTAGTGGTTTAAGCCAGTCGCGGGTTTCCGATGACATGTTAGGCATAGAGGATGGGTTAACCTCTTGGAACCCAGCCATGCGCTGTGCGCCTTGACCAACACCACGTTGAGACCAATCAGTGTTAGCTAGTGTTTGTTGTTTTCTTACGTCTTGTAGTCTATCTCGCTGACTCCTACCTATAGTATTCTGTAGTGTCTGCTCATATTGTGACTGTAGATCCATTCCAGGAATAGCCATTTACCACCCCCTGCGATCAACACCGAAATACATCGAGCCTTCTTCAAGCCCAAAGTTCAATGCCTCCTGCTTAATAATTGACATCTCTTGCCACAGAGTTTTGCGATCCGCGATAGACACACCATACTCAGGAGCAAGTCGTGTAGCTAGTCCATATGTAACAGCATCGTACCATTCTTGTGGAAAGTCTGGGTTATCTGTTGATGCATCGAAGTCTTCAAATGGACGTTGGTACAAGATGTACAAAGTTTTATTTGTTTCTTCAAAACTAGTTGGTGTTGGGAATATGTGCAAAACACCATCATCACGCAAAGGTTCATAGTAAATCTGTATGGGCATGCCAGATGTTTCTTTATTACCAAGCATGAAATATTCCTGTGCTGTGATAATACGCATAGGAATATCCACATTCGATGTGGTATCATGTAGCCAAGCTTGCATGACTTTTAGTGGTTTTGCAATATTAACAGGCAGACCAATGCCGATAGGATAGGTATTAGTACCAGCAGTCAGAGACATAGCATATGTCTTGATAGCCCACAATGGCATACCATCAGCTTGCCACGCTTTAACAAGACCATTAAGAGCTACCGATGCTTCAGTCACTTGGTCTGATGTGGGGGTTTCACCTTGAGCAACAGTACCAATCAAGCGCAAGGCTCGCTTGATGATATCATCACGAGTTGTTGTATAATTTGAATTGCCTGATGTAGACATTACTTATACCCTTTCAGCATTGTCATGAAAGCTGTAACTGCAATAGCAATACCACCAAGCCACTTGACCAAACTAACAATCCAATTGGCTGCCTTCCATGCTGAAACAAGATCGGAGACATCAGTAGACAACCGATTAATTTCTGTTCGCATGTCTTTAATTGCATTATCCATATCAAGTAGTCGCTTCTCTTCGGAGATTAAGTGTTCTGTAAGTTGGTCCATGTAAGCCTCTTTATCCTAGGAGAGAAATGAAACATTGCTCTACCATTCTCAATATTATCAAGCATCCACCCAAAATTTAAATCTAGATAGAATGTCTTAAAGTAAAATTTTTTATGCCACTGCCAAGCACCTGGATGCCCTTCTGGTAATGATAGAACCGTCCACTTAAACCCATATAGAGAGTTTCTATATAACCAAGCTACCATATTCCAGTAAGTACCTGATGGATGGTTAGCATGCCATTTAGCATCACCTAATAAACTATTATCTCTAGTATCAAACCAAGACAACCATGTAGGTAGTCTTGGACCAATACCAAAAACATTATTATTATTTAAACCACCGTAACGCTCTTTAGCAAAAAGAGGGAGTACAGGTGTCACGATGTACGTGAGCACCTGCACAGGGAGATACGCTGCCAGTGTTAGGAGGTAGCGCATCACACCAGCCGCACCTTGACTGTGCCTGTCGTATGGTACAGGCCACCTACAGCAACGCCACCAGCGGCAGCACCAGCCTGCGTTTTGATAGAAACAACAATCGGCTTACTAGTGGAGTTGACATAATTAGTCCCAAAAGACCTGCTTCCCGTTAGGTTTTGCCAAGTCTGCCCGACGCCAAGCTGAGTATCCACATTCTGAGGAAACGCCACCTTCCCGAGCGCATCCACAGTCATAATGTCCTGACCGCTTTCTCTCGCCAGCTTCATCGTGCCGTTATCCGCGCTGGCGTCCAGCACAAAGTTATTAGCAGGAGTTACTGAGAGGCCAAGCCGTGCTTTAATTGATCTAATAATGCTCATTGTAATTCTCCATAAGCACGGCGGAAACTGCTATGCAGTAGGCGATGTTTGATTGCTCTGATAATAGACATTATGCGGCCCTCACAAGTGAAGCGGAGAACGCGTTGGCTCTTGCAGAGGCAGTCATCGCACCTGTGCCAGTAGCAATCACCCAAGATTCAATATAATCAGTGGTGCCATTCATGTAGATCAATCCACTGACAGGTACAATGCCGTAAATGGCTGCGGTCGGCATAGTAATGAAAGACGACAGTTCCGCTGTAACAACCCCGTTCTTCCTGACCTGTGCGCCGAGAGAGCTAAGGGCTGTCCCTGCCATAATTGATACACACAGATTGACTTGGTAGTAGCCTGCAACCTGCGGAGTGAAGCGCGAGTTCGGCGCATCATAGGCGTTGTCAGTATCGAACAATTCCGAAGCGTTGTTGTACTTCGCTGCTACTCCGCTGGGGAGGGTTTGCCCACCCACAGTTTCCGCTGCAAAAGCAGGTGCGGCGTTCTGAGGGAATGCCACCTTCCCGAGCGCATCCACAGTCAGAATATCTTGTGTGGTTGCACCAGCATTACCCCTAGCTAACTTCATAGTACCATCAGCAGCCTCAGCCGTAATGGTAAAATTATTAGTAGCAGTACCAGAGTCACCAAATTGACCAGCTTTAATTTTTGGTGCTGTTATAGTTTTATTTGTTAGTGTAGATACGGCACTGTCTTTAGTTGCATCACTTGTGTTATCTACATTACCTAAACCGAGAGTAGTTCTTTGTGCTGCTGCATCGACATCATCTAATAAAGCTAGTCCGGCAGTAGTCGGATTAACAGCAGCATACTCTGTTAGATTTGCTGAGTATGGCTGAATAGACACACCAATATCAGTTGAATCTACTTTATCAGTGTTAAGGTTAATAAAGTTTGCATCTACCTCATTCCAAGATAGTGTAGAGCCTTTACCAGCTCGTGTTACAATTGTACTCATAGTAAATCATCTCCTGTTACATATCCAATTACTGAATATCCCGAATCCCAGTATAGGAAATAATCAACAGTTGTAAAAACATATGTTGGGATTGGTCTTGTGAATGGTACTGAGATCTTGTCTTGTCTAGCCCTCACAAAGTCTTGTTCGTGTCGCGGTTCCCAGTCATCCAGACAGACACGGAAACCATCCCAACGCTGTCTGGACTCTGAGGCTTTTATCTTCCTAGAACAGACATCGCATGTCACATTGAATTCGCCGGATACATAATGATTTTTGCTCATAGCGACATCACCTTACCTTCATCAATAATCATAACTATATTCCCTGTTGCTATGTCAATTCTAAACT